GACGCGGGCGGCGGCCCCCGGGACCCCAGGGGGGGACCCTCCCCCCCCGGCGGGAAGGCTCGCCCCGGCGCATTGCGCCCGCACACCAGGGGCCGGAAATCCACAGGTGGTGAAAAACATGTCCCAAGGGAAGAACACGTCGCGCTCCCGCACGGTCGACCTCGTCAACGCCTGGAAGACCGGAGGTGAGCGCGGCCTGACCGAGGCCTGCATCCTGAAGTGCCTGATGGTCCTCGACGGCACCGACTCCGGGCGCGACACGAAGCCCCTCATGTCACAGACCTTCGAGCTCGTGGACCGGCTCAAGGCCCTGGACGCCGAGGAGGCCGCCTGCCGCCCCGAGACGGCGCTCGGGCGCGTCCTGAAGGTCGTGGGCGAGTGACCGGGGCGCAGGAGCCCACGCGCTCGTGGTGCGCGCCGTACTCGCGGACCCACGGCCCGCTCGCCGTTGAGCTGGCGAACGCCTACGGGCTGCCGCCGCACCCGTGGCAGCGGCTCGTGCTGAGCGACTGGCTGGCGCTCGGCGACGACGGCGCGCTCGCGAACTCGCTGTGCCTGCTGCCCGTCCCGCGCCAGAACGGCAAGACCGGCGTCCTCGACCCGCGCGAGACCTTCGGGCTCGTGGTCAGGGGCGAGCAGATCCTGCACACCGCGCAGGAGTTCCAGACGGCGCGCAAGGCCTTCGACCGCCTCAGGGCGAAGTTCGGGGACCGGCGCGACGACCCGAACGCCCGCTACCGCGAGCTGAACGCGATGGTGGACCGCTACACGACGAGCGCGAACCAGATGGTCCTCGACCTCAAGAACGGCGGGCACATCGAGTTCCGCACGCGGGGCAGCGGCGGCAACGTCGGGCGCGGCGGCACGTACGACCTGCTCGTGGTGGACGAGGCCCAGTGCTACACCGAGGAGCAGGACGCGGCCCTGTCGCCGGTCACCTCGGCCGCGCCGCACGGCTCGCCGCAGACCATCATGGTCGGCACCGTCCCGAACCCGGCGCGCCCCCGCGAGGGCGAGGTCTTCGCGCGGGCCCGCTCCGCCGCCCTCTCGGGCGCGGCCCCGGGCACGTGCATCCACGAGTGGGGCGCGGACGAGCCGGGCGACCCGTCCGACCGCGGGCGCTGGTACGCGTACAACCCGTCGCTCGGATACCAGCTCATCGAGTCGGCCCTGGCCAAGGACTCGGTGACCATGTCGCCCGAGACGTTCGCCCGCGAGCACCTCGGGTGGTGGCCGCGGCGGGCCGAGGCCCGCTCGGCCCTGGACGCCGCGGCGTGGGACCGCTGCCGCACCGACTCGCCGCCGGCCGACGGCGTGCTCGCGTACGCGTTCAAGTTCTCGCCCGACGGCGCGACCGGCTGCGTGGCCGCGTGCGTGCGCCCCGACTCCGGCCCGGCGCACGTCGAGGTCGTCGACTCCCGCTCGACCGCCCGCGGCATCCAGTGGTTCGTCGACTGGGCCGCGTCGCGCAGCGGGCGGTGTGCCGTGCTCGTCGTGGACGGGCAGAGCAACGCGCAGACCATGGTCGAGCGCCTGCTCGCGGGCGGCTACCCGTCGAGGGCGATAGAGCGCCCGACGGCGAGGGACGTCGCGGCCGCGTGCTCGGGGCTCGCCAACGCCGTGGCCGAGGGCACCGTCACGCACTACGGGCAGCCCGCCCTCGACGCCGCCGCGCGCGGGTGCGGCAAGAGGCCGGTCGGCCGCGACGGCGGCTGGGCCTTCCAGGGCGCGGACGGCGCGGACGCCTGCCTCGTCGAGGCGTGCGCGCTGGCGCTGTGGGCCGCCAGGACGACGAAGAGGGACCAGAGGCGCACCCAGGAGGTGTGGATGTGATGAGGGACTACGTCACCGCGGTCAGGCCCACGCCCGGCCCGGACTTCCCGGACGGGCTCAGGCAGCCGCTGTCGGACCTGTTCGACGTTTGGTCGACGAAGCTCGCGAGGAACCGCGTCAGGGGGCGCTACTACGAGGGGAAGAACCGCCTCCGCGACCTCGGGATATCCATCCCGCCCGAGCTCCGCGGCGTCGAGACCGTCGTGGGGTGGCCGGCCAAGGCCGTGGACGCCCTCGCCGCGCGCTCCCGCTTCGACGGGTTCACCGTCGTCGGCGACCAGGCCGCGAGCGACGAGCTGGCGAGGCTCATGCGCCAGAACGACCTGCAGAACGCCTACCGCCGGACGGTGCAGGGCGAGCTCATCCACTCCGTGGCGTTCCTCACCGTGTCCGAGGGCGACTCGGCGCACGGGGAGCCGGACGTGCTCGTGGGAGAGTACGACGCGACGACCGCCGCCGCCCTGTGGGACTACCGCCGCAAGCGCGTCGGGTACGGGATAACCGTCGTGGACTGCGACCGCCACGGCCGCGCGAACGCGTACAACCTCTACGCCCCGGACTGCACGGTCGAGCTGAGGTGCGACGGCGGGGGCGCGTGGCGGAGCCTCGTCCGCGAGCACGGGATGGGCCGCCCCATGATGGAGGCCCTGCCGTACAGGCCGACGCGGCAGAGGCCGTTCGGGCGCTCCCGCATCAGCAGGGCCGTCATGGGGATAACCGACTCCGCCGTGCGCGAGTCGCTGCGCACCGAGATCTCGGCGGAGTTCTACACGAGCCCGCAGCGCTACTTCCTCGGCATGGACGGCTCGGCGTTCAAGCGCGGGACGCGCTGGGAGGCCTACATCGGCAACATCCTCGCCGTCAGCCGCGACCAGGACGGCCAGGTGCCGACCGTCGGGCAGTTCAGCGCCTCGTCCATGGAGCCGCACATCTCGCTCATGCGCTCGTACGCCGCGCGGATGAGCGGCGAGACCAACGTCCCGGTGTCGATGCTCGGCGTCATCCACGACAACCCGACCTCGGCCGAGTCCATCTCGGCCATGGAGTCCGGCCTCGTGTCCGACGCCCAGGACCTGAACGACGTGAACGGGCGCGCCCTGTCGAACGTGGCGCACATGGCGCTCGCGGTGAGGCGCGGGACGTCCTTCGCGGAGTCCCTGGCGTCGTGCGAGATAACGCCGAGCTTCCGCAACCCGTCGATGCCCTCCATGTCCTCGATGGCGGACTTCGCCGTCAAGGTGGCGAGCGTTGACCCGTCGTTCGCCGGGACCGACGTGTTCTACGAGCGCCTCGGGTTCACCGAGGACGAGCGGGCGCGCATCAAGGCAGACAAGCGCTCGGCGGCCGGCCGCCAGCTGCTGTCCGCGCTGGCGGAGGGCAGGGGCGAAGATGGCGCGGCTCGGGGCTAGGTTCGTCACGGCCTACCTCGACGCGCTCCAGGACCTCAACGAGCTCGCCGCCTCCGACGTGGAGCTCGCCATGGCCGGGTTCCTCGACGACAACCCCGGGGCGACCGTCTCCGAGGCGCGCGAGGCCGCCGTCGAGGCGCTCACCCAGGCCGGGTGGAGCTACGGCAGCGCCGCGAACGAGCTGGCGAACGCCGTGTACGACGAGGTCATGGCCGCCGAGGGCGTGGGCGTCGCGCCGGCGGACGCCCGGTACGAGCCCGACTCGGACGAGATAGAGCGGGTGGCCCGCTACCAGGCCGGCAAGCTCAGGGACGGCGACGCGGACGGGTTCGTCGCCCAGTGCGCGAAGTACGCCGCCGACTCCGTGTACATGGCCGCCGACGGGGCCACCACGGCCAACGTGGCCAGGGACTCGTCGAGGGGCGTGCGCTTCGCGCGCGTGCTGGGCGGCGGCGAGAACACGTGCACGTTCTGCGTGATGCTCGCCTCGCGCGGCTGCGTCTACAAGACGGCGACCTCCGCGAACTCGGGGCGCCACAGGAACTGCCACTGCGGCGTCGTGGCCGGCGTCGCCGGACAGACCACGGTCGAGGGTCACGACCTCGAAGAGCTGCGGGGGCGGTGGCAGGCCTTCGAGGAGATAGACGGGTACCGGGACGCGAAAACCGGCGCGAAGCTCAGCAAGGAGGAGCGCGACTACCTCCACGAGGCCTACCTCGACGGAGGGGAGGTGGAGGCGATGCTGGCGGCTGTGCAGAAGGCCCGCGACACGGTGGTGGGCATAGACAGGATGGAGGGCAGGCCGAGTCTGGACGTGAGCGGCAAGGACGTGGTGTCGGAGCTCGGGCGGAGGAACCGCGACTGGCTGCTCACCGGGAAGGTCCCCGAGGTAGATACGTCGGTCGTCGTCGAGAAAACGGGCATATGCCCGCAGAAGCACGAGATCGATACGGCGGAGAGGCTTGCGAAGGCCGGCTTCAACGCCAACTTCCAGGTCGACTTCCGGTACGAGAAGGACGGAAACGTGACAATCGGGCTGCCGGACCTGGACGACGGGACGGAGCTCAAGTCCCTCCTGGTGGCCTCTTCGGCAAATGCCTCGATTGACAGGCACCTGAGAAGCGCGGGCCACAAGGAGGGCCTCGTGTCGGTCGTGATTGACAACTCGTGGGGTGTGCTAGACGACATCGCCGCCATACGGTCGATACGCAAGAACATGGAGTGGAGACACGTCAACGACGTCCTGTACATAGCCTCCGACGGCTCGATGGGGAGGATGCGTACAAAATGAGCCGCCCGCACATGGACCTAAACTGGCTCAAGCACAGGCGACTCTGCACTGACTATACCACAAACTGCGCGCCGCCATGCGCGGCGCGGCAAAAATCACGGCGACTCAGGGCCCCGCGGGGCCCTTTTTCGTACACGGGCGCGCCGCACGGCGCGCCGGAGCAACTCGCCCCGCACGGGGAGAAAGAAGGCAGGCATGGCGGAAGAGACGACCGAGACAGGCACGGCGCAGGAGGCCGGGGCCGCCAAGGAGGCCGGGTCGCAGCCGCACGGCGGCGACGGGACCGACTGGAAGGCCGAGGCGAGGAAGTGGGAGGCGCGCGCCAAGGAGAACTCCAAGGCCGCCAAGGAGGCCGAGTCCCTCCGGGAGCGCGCCGAGAGGGCCGAGGGCGAGCTGAGCGGCCTCAAGGCCGCTGGCGACCGCGCCAAGGCGGCCCGCGAGGTGGCCGCCGAGACGGGGCTGCCCGTGGCGGTCGTGGAGCGCCTGGGCGGCAGCACGCGCGACGAGCTGGCCGAGGCCGCGAAGGCCGTCAAGGACGCCGTCCCGCAGGCGTCGAGCCGCTACGTGTCGGGCGACGGGAAGTCGCCCGGGAGCGCCGCGGCGAGCGCGCGGGACAGCTTCGCCGAGTACATGCGCAACTTCATCTGACTAGAGAAAGAAGGCAGACATGGCAGACACCATGAGCCGCGGCACCGAGGGCGTCGCCCTCCCCAAGGAAATCAGCGACGAGATCTGGTCCAAGACCATCGAGGAGAGCGCCGTGATGCAGCTCGCCGCGCGCGAGAACGTCCCCGGCACCGGCGAGACCTGGCAGACCATCACCGGCGACCCCGAGGCCGCCTGGGTCGGCGAGGGCGAGGAGGCCGCCGTCGGCAAGCACTCCCTCGGCTCCAAGGTCATGCAGGTGTACAAGCTCACCGTCATCGAGCCGTTCACCGTCGAGTTCAAGAACGACCTCCCGCGCCTCTACGACGCGCTCGCCGAGCGCCTGCCCAAGAGCATCGGCGCGAAGTTCGACGGCACCGTGTTCTTCGGGGCCGCCCCCGGCGACAACTTCGACACCCTCGCCGACGCGGCCGCCGTGGACGTCGAGACCGACGTGTGGAAGGGCCTCGTGAGCGCCGACACGACCGTCGCCCTCAACAACTCGGCCCTCAACGGCTGGGTCGTGAGCCCCCGCATGAAGGCCCTGCTCCTCAACGCCGTCGACGGCGTGGGACGCCCCCTCTTCGTGCCCTCCGCGACCGGCGGGGCCGCGATCGGCTCCCTGCTCGGCCAGGCGGTGCACCCCTCCCGCCGCGCCTACCAGGCCGGCAGCCCCGACGTCATCGGCTTCGCCGGCGACTGGACGAGCGCCGTGGTCGGCATCACCGAGGACGTGGCCATCAGCTACTCCGACCAGGCCACGCTCAAGGTCGGGGCCGAGACCGTGAACCTGTGGCAGCGCGACATGTTCGCGCTCAAGTGCACCATGCGCGTCGGCTTCGCCGTCAAGGACAAGGGCGACTTCGTGCGCCTCGTCGGCAAGGCTTCCTAATGGCCGCCCTCGTGCTCAAGGCGACGGGCACGGCCGTCGACGCGCCCGGCGAGCTCGCCGACAGGCTGCTCGCGACCGGCATGTACGAGCCGGCCCCCGCCGCGGAGAAGGCCGGCGGCGAGGGCGCGCCGCGCAAGGCGGCCAAGAAGCCCGGCGGGAAGGGGTAGGAATGGCGCACGCTACGCTCGAAGACCTGAGGGCGAGGTACCCGGACTGCCTCTCCGACGAGTCGAGGGCGGCCGCGCTCCTCGAAGACGCCTCGTCGCTCATCGACCGCGAGGTGGAGGCGGCGTGCGCCTCGCCGGACGGCGCGACCCTGCTGCGCGTGGCCTGCGCCGTGGCGTCCCGCGCCCTCAACCCGGCGTCGCCCGGGTTCGGCGTGAGCCAGACCACGCAGACCGCCGGCTCGTACTCGCAGTCCGTGAGCTTCGCCAACCCGAGCGGCGACCTCTACCTCACCAAGGCGGAGCGCTCGTCGCTCGGGCTGTGCTCGCAGTCCGTCGGCGCGCTCAGGCCGCGCGTGGGGGGCGGCGAGTGATGGGCATCCGCGGCGAGACCGTCAGGGTCCTGTCGCCCGTCGAGGGGCCGCCCGACGCCATGGGCGCGGCGTCGACGTCGTGGGACCCCGTCGAGGTCGCCGACGTGCTCGTGTGCCCGCGCGACCCCGGGGCCGCCGCCGACCTCGGGGCCGAGAGGCCGAACGGGACGACCGCCGGCCTCACGCTCCACTTCCCCAAGTCGTTCTCCGCGCGGCTGCGCGGCTGCCGCGTGGAGGCGCGCGGGGAGCTGTGGGACGTCGTCGGCGACCCGTTCCCGCTCACCGCGGAGAACTGCCCGGGGAAGTGGTGGTACCCGGTGGACGTGGAGGTGACGAATGGCTGACGTTACGTTCAGGCTGGACCTCGACGGCGCGCGCGAGCTCAAGGCGTCGGACGGGGTCCGCTCACTGCTCGGGAAGAGCGCCGGCAAGGTGGCGAGGGCCGCCGAGTCGGGCGGGGCGCGCTGGGCCTCGGCCAAGGTCCACGCCTCGCGCAAGTCGGGGTCGGCCGCCGACGTGGCCTGCCCGGCCTCGAGCCGGCCGAGCTGCGACGCGCTGCTGCGCGCCCTCAGCTCGGGGAGCGTGTGACGTGTTCCCCGTGGAGGAGGCGGTCGTGGCCGCCCTGAGGTCCGCCGGGCTCGCGTGCTACGCGGACGTGCCGCGCGACAGGCCCGCCGAGTTCGCCACCGTCGAGCGGACCGGCGGCGGCGTCTCCGGCTCGGACCAGCTCGACGCCCCGCAGGTCGCCGTCCGCTCGTGGGCCGAGACGAGGGCGCGCGCGGCCGAGCTCTCGCGCGAGGTCGACGCGGCCGTCCTGGCCATGGACTCCGACGACCGCGTGCTCGAGGTGTCGCGCAACGCGTCCTACTGGTACCCCGACGAGTCGGCCCCGCGCTACCAGACCGTTTACGACTTCGTCTGCTACGACGAATAAGAGAAAGAGAGGCCAGGAATGGCAAGCAACAACACGGCGAACGTCTCCACGGGCAAGCCCAAGGCGGGGGGCGCGGTCTTCATCGCCCCGGCGGGGACGTCCCTGCCCACCGACGCCACCACGGCGCTCGGCGACGCCTTCGTCAACGTCGGCCTCATCAGCGAGGACGGCGTCACCATCTCGCGCTCCGAGGACTCCAGCGACTTCCGCGACTGGGAGGGCAACGTCGTCGCGAGCGAGAACGGCAACTTCGCCGAGACGATGAAGATGACGTTCATCGAGACCAACGAGACCACCATGGGCCTCGTGTGGGGCGGCGAGAACGTCACGGCCGGCGACAACGGCGGCCTCGCCATGGTCCACGCGGGCGGCGTGGACGACGAGCACGTCCTGGTCGTCGAGGTGAAGCTGCGCGGCGGCAAGCGCCGCCGCAACGTCGTGCCCCGCGCCAAGCTCTCCTCGGTGGACGACGTGACCTACAAGCGCGACGCGCTCATCTCCTACGGCTGCACGTTCAAGGACCTCTCCGACGACGCCGGGGCCGCCTCCTACGAGTACGTCGGGACCGAGGCGGTCGACAATGGCTAGGCGCGAGCAGCGAATCACCCTCGACATGCTGAGGGACGCCCGCAACCTCCTCGCCATGGCCGACGCCGAGGGCAACGACGCGCTCTTCGTCAAGTTCCTGCGCGACATGCTCGGCCGCGACGCCATGGCGGAGGTCTTCGACGAGCTCAAGGGCGAGGACGGCGGCGTGCCCGTGGCGGCGCTCGCCGAGTGGTACCGCGACCAGCTCTCCGGGCTCGGCGGCGACGCAAAAAACTAGCGCTGCTGGCCAGGCTCGTGCGCGACCGCAGGGCCGAGCTCCGCGCCGACTTCCGCCGGACCTACCACGTGGGCCTGGCTGAGTCGCTGGAGCTCGACCCCTGCGAGTGCGCCGACCTGGCCGCGCACCTCCCCGACGGCAGCCTGTCCGTCGGGGCCGAGGCCCCGCAGCTGTCGTGGACGCGCTCGGAGTACCTGCTCGCTTCCTGCGCGAACACGCTCATGTCGCTGGCGTCCGGCCTGGGGGGCGGCAAGGTCCGCCCGAGGTACGTCGAGCCGCCGAGGCCGCCCGAGCCCGGCGACGGCGAGTCGATGGACGTGGACGAGTACAAGAAGTGGCTCGGAATCGAATAGGAGGTGGCCTCCGTGTCTGGAACGAACCTGGGCACCGCCTACGTCACCATCGTCCCCAAGCTCACGGGGGCCTCCGCGGCCATCACGTCCGGGCTCTCGGGGATCAACCTCGCCGGCACCGGGGCGTCGATGGGGACGGGGCTCGTGTCCGGCCTGAAGTCGAGCGTGTCGGCCGGCGCGGTCGCGGTCGGGACGCTGCTGTCGGGCGCGCTGACGGCGGCCGTGTCGAAGGTCGCCGGCGAGCTCGGCAGCGTGTTCACCGTCGGCGAGGAGTTCACCGCGGCCATGAGCAACGTGGCCGCCCTGTCCGGGGCGAGCGCCGACGAGCTGGAGCGGCTCACGGCGTGCGCCAAGGAGATGGGCTCCACGACCAAGTTCACGGCGACCGAGGCCGCCGACGCGCTCGGCTACATGGCGCTCGCCGGCTGGGACGCGGGCCAGTCCATCGACGCCCTGCCCGGCGTGCTCGACCTCGCGGCGTCCTCCGGCATGGACCTGGCGAGCGCCTCGGACATGGTCACCGACTACCTGGGCGCGTTCAGCATGGAGGCCTCCGACGCCTCGTACTTCGCCGACATGCTCGCCTACAGCTCCGCGAACAGCAACACGAGCGCCGAGCAGCTCGG